CGCGGCCGAGCTCGTTCGCGGCGATGCGCGCGGTCTGCGGCGATGGGAGCTCGGCGCCGGCGCAGCCGCAGAGCAGCGCGCATGTGAGGGCAATCAACTTCATGGAACCTCAGAAGATGGTGTCGACATCGTGGTAGGCGAGGAAAGCGTTCAGGACGCCAGCGTTGTCCTGCGCGACGAAAAGCTCGTCACCCTGCAGCAGCACCGGCGTCGCGGCGGCGCTCTGGCTACCGCCGTTCACCAACACCGAGTTCCACGTGTCGCCGGTTACGCCGCCGTCGGTGCTCTTGAGCATGAGCACGTTAGTGGACGAGCCGTCTTCGTTGAAGAAGTAGGCGAGCGCGGTGATTGGCTCCAGGCCAGAGATCCCCAGGGCAACCCTGGCCTTTCCCGACGCGGGCGAGTCGAGTACCTTGGTTGGCGTCGCTGCCGTCGACAGCGTAGTGCGCTGCACGCCGCGGTTGGCGGCTTCCACGGAAGACAGTGAGATCAGCACAGTTGCCGGGCCGGTGCCGGAAATCATCTCGGCAGTCAGCTGCTCTCCGGGACCGAGCGGCGGAATGATCTGCACCGGTGGGGTGCTCGCGGCGCCCGTGCTCGCTCCACTCTTCGTGCACTTCTTGCCGTTGATCCGGAACTGAATGACGACATCATCGGGACCCGCGATGTTGTCGATCACCAACATGTCGGGAAACACGATCAGGTCGGACGGAACCGGCGGCATGACATCGACCTCGCCGTCGCCGGAATCGATCACCAGGCGCGCGAAACCTGCGTTAGCGCCCGCGTTGAAGATGCTGACTCCAAAACCAGCAGCACCTCTCTTGAGCGTGCGATTGAGAACGCTGGACAGCTTCTTTGGAGCAGGCATCTTGGTGAATCCTTATCCGAGCAGCGGTGCGTCGTCGTCGTCCGCGAGCAACGCGCCGTCGTCATCGAGCAGAAAGGCCAGACTTGCGGCCACGGGGTACGGCTCCGACACGTAGCCGTTGGCTGACAGGGAACCGCCGTAGTCGGCGCCGATCTGCATGATGCCGTCGCCGAAGTCCCACGGTGTGCCTGTTGCAGTGCCGTCGCCGATCGTCGCTCCGGAGACCTCGATGGTGCCCGCGCTGGCGTTGAACGTGAACGCCATCTCTTGCATGGCGCTGAACGTAACGTTGCGCGAGACCAACTCGGTGGAGCCGTCTCGATCGAGCACCACAACTCGCGTTGGCCCAGGCAGTAACGCGAAGCCAGCGACACCGACGCCGATGCCTGGCCGCGAGAGCGACAGCAGTGGCCGGATGTCCGGTGACGATGAGTCGTCCCCAGGTATGTAGTAAATCTTGAACGCGCCGCCCTGTATGTCGGGTGGTGTTGAGTCGAACGTCAGATCATCCCGCGCGCTCTGTCCCGCATGCGCGGCGTCCCAGAACTGTGCGTAGTGGCGCGATGTCATGGATCACCAGCGCGGCACGAGGTTGCCGAGCTTGGCGTCCGGCGAATCCCGCAGAACCCATCGCGCTCGACCGGACTGAAAGCCGCCGGAGAAGTTGAACTCCGTGTTGATCGAACGATAAGCGGCGATGTCGTGCGTCGAGTATGACCACGCGCGCACGCGGCGCAGATGGACGGTATTGATGGGAGTCTGACCGCCGCCGGCGTTCCACGATTGCTTCCAGATCAACGTGCGTCCGCGGCACTCGAAGATGCGGATCACGGAATCTGCCGAGTAGGCCTGGCTGTCGACGATCGTTACTCCGCCGTCGGTGGAGCGCGCAAGTTTCGGCGTGGTCGACGCGCCGTCGCTGAAGACCACGCTGGCCGAGTCCTCGTCGTACACCAGCTGCGGGTTTGCGGTTGCGTACGTCGCAAGAGAAGCGCCCGACACGAGCGCGGTTGCGCCCATGTCGTCGGTGTACGACAGATGCCTGACGCCGCCGATCGTCTGGTAGGCGACCACACGCCCGCCGGGCATCACGCACACGTCGGCCGTGGCATCGGACGACACCTTCGTGAAGTTCGCGGTTGCGAACCCGGTCGACATCTGCGCCTTGTACAGACCGGCCGACGCGCAGACCCAGAAGTAGAGGTTGGTGTCGTCGCTGTTGTACTTGTCGAAGACGACGCGCGTGAAGTTTGGCGTGCCGCTATCGGCGGTACCCGCGTTCGACTGCGGAGCCGTCAATGGAACGCTCGCGGACAGGCCGCGGTTCAGGCCGCGCCACGCGCCACCGTTTCCGACCGCGAGCGCGACCCAGCCTGGCACAGTCGGATCGGTCCGGCCGATCGCCACGCCCACGTAGGTCGCTGTACCGCTCTCAGCGTCCACCCAGCTTATGCCGTTGTCTTCCGACAGGTAGCAGACGTTCGTGCCGACAGCGACGAGCACATCGCACGGAACGCCGTCGATCTGCGGGTCGACCTGCTCCGTTGCAATCGCGCCGTAGGCTCCGGGCGCGGTGATGGTCTGGTACCCTCCGCCGAGCGTCTGCGCGAACTGCGAGTCCTGCGTGATGTCGCGGAGCGTATCGGCCAGCTGTCGATAGCTGGTGGGGTCGATCGTGAAACCCGGCAGCTCGATCGCGTTGGCGATCTCCTCCTGCTGGTGGTCGAACCAATCAGGCTCGAGATCGGTTGGGGCAACGCCGGGCGCAGTCGCGGCGCGGAACCCGTGCTTTCCGGTGCCGAACTTGTCGGTCTGCTTGGTTAGGGTACTGATGCGCTTCATTGGTGGTCAGACCCCGAAGTAAATGGTGCCGAGCTCGTCGGCAGCGAGCGCACTTTGGTTGCCGTTGTTCGGATCCACGAACACAGCAGCGCCGCTGCGCGTGAACGTGCCGTCGGAGAAGAAGCAGAGTGGAAACGCGAACTCGGCGGCGTACTGCGCGAGCACCTTCTTGCTGACCTGGCACTCGGCAACATCGTCGATCTGGCCATGCTTGATGTGGAACTCGTAGACGAACAGCCAGTCGCGCTCCTGCATTGGGTCGGTGCAGGCCGACTCGCACGTGAACGGCTGCCTGTAAAAGCGCCGGATGACGATGTCAGCGTCCGCGTAGCCGAGCGCGACGATCAGCGAGCGCAGGAACGGCTCGCTAGGGCCGCCGCTCCAGCCACCACGCGAGATGACGCGCGCCGTGAGCGCGGCGCGACGGTCGGCGAGCGTAGTCGGCGCCACTGCGCAAGCGTCGGGCAGGCCGTAGACCCGCTCCCAATCCGCGATCATCTCGGTGACGGTGCGCGGGTCCATCTCCAGCAGGAGATCCGCTGCACGGTCGACCACGCGCCCGAACGATTTGGCAAGCGCCGTGTGGAGGGCGTGCGCCGTCGACGTTGTGGATCGCGTCCACGCTTTGCCGGGAGGCAGCAGCTCCTTCAGCTTCTCGGTGTAGTCGGCCGCCATGGTCAGCTGAAGACGGGTGTGCCGTAGATGGCAATCTCGCCAAAGGCGTGGGTCACGTCTGCGGCAGGGAGCGTGAGGACGTGATCAGTCTCGCCCTCGGCTTCGCTGATGGCCTCGTTCACGTGCGACAGCTTGATCGTGCCGCCGGGCACGGCGTCGCGCGCCAGAAGGTCGTAGATCTCCGCTTCGACCGCTGGTTCGACCAAGGGGTCACCGTTCGGCGTAAGCGTCACGGTGTAGTCGAACGCAACCGGCGTCGGCGCGAACACGATCACCTCGGCCGACGAGCGCGCATCGAGATAGGCTTGAACCTCGGCGACCTTCGTGTTGTCGGGGATGATGCCTGACGGATTCAGGATGTCGCCATCGCCGTCGCAGACGAAAGTGAGCGCCACCTTGCCGAGCGCCTGATTGCCGACGCCGTTAGTGCCGCCGTACTCCCACGCGCGAGTGACGCCAGGAACCTCGAGCGCCCACGTAACGTGGTCGCCGGGTGCGCCGCCCATGGGCGGGCGCTGCAACCGGTCCAATAGGCGCTCCAACAGCGCGGGGATCGTCTCCTGGTCGGTGCCGCCTTCGATGTCGGCGTTGATGGTCGCGATGCTGTCGACGCCGCTGATGGGCGAGACGAGCTGGAGCGTCTGCCCCGCGAGGGTGTCGCCAGCCGCTCCGGGCGTGACCGCGGTGACGGCCACGGTCGAAGCCGTGATCGCGTTCGCGTCCGCGTCGGTCGAGAACGTAGCGCCGTCGGCGAGCCGCACCCAAAGCGCGCCCTGCAGCATGTTGCCGCCCGTGCCGGTGACAGCGATCGTGCCCTGCGCCGGTACCGCCGGCTTGCGCGTGAGCCCGAACAGCTCTGCCCACCGCACCACGTACGCATCGGACGCCTTGTCCGGGATGATCTGGTCAGCGTTCCAGTCGAGGTGATCGTGCAGGCCGTCAGCGAGACCTGCCGGCGCCATCGCGAGGGCGCGCTCGGGTCGGCGGCGCAGCTGCGCGTTGACGCCCGTTAGCTCACCCTCGACGTCGGTCTGCGCCTGCTCGAGCAGCTCAGCTGTCGTCGGGCGCGTGAAATCGGTTCCCATGCTCTACGGAGCCTCCAGCACGTTTCCGCTCACGGCTTCCCAGACGCGTTGCCATCGCTGCCCGTTGCGGCGGATGATCTGGACCGACAGCACCATCAAGCCCTCGCTCGAAGTGCCGGGTTGGAATCGGTGCTCGTAGATGGCGGGCCCTTCCCCAAACCACCACGTCTCGACGTTCACCTCGCGCGCGATGTCGTCGTCGAGCAGCCACTGCAGCGCTTCCTCAGCGTACGTCTTGCCGCGCGCCAGCGACTCGTCGCTCCTGAGAGCGCGCGCCAGCAGCCAAAGCTTCGAGCCTTCGACGTCGCCGTCGATCTCCGGAAAGCTGTCGCCCCACCAACCGCGGTTTTGGTCCGGCGTGAGTCCGGCTTCCGCGAGCTCGTCGCCGGTCGCGCGCGCGTCCTGAAACAGCGAGAGGATGACGGCAGTCTCGAGACCGTCGTCGACCTGCAGGCCGTTGTCGTTGACGAAGTCCATGCCGTCGGCCGTTTGGGCCAGCCGCAGACTCATTGCGCGAACCACTCGGGCGTCGGGTTGCCGTTGGTGTCGAGGACAGCGGTCCCCGTTTCCTCTGGCGTCACGTCACCCGTGACCACGTCGCGCAACACGGTCGCCGTGCTGTTGTCCGGGTACAGGTATTTCACCCGCAGCTCGCCCTCGACGAGGGAAGCCATGTAGGCGACGTGGTGTGCCATTTGTTAATGCTTTCGCACCGTTAGGTCGGGGTGATTGACGCGGGGCGCGAATCCATCACGCTTTACGCATGAGATCGCTTGCCCTGCTCGCCGTGATTGCCGCCATTGGCTGCTCGTCTTCGCCACCACATCCGCACGCGATGCAGCTCGACGCCAGCGCGTTCGACGGCGGCGAGGCGCAGCTGCTAGGACCGCTGGGCGGCGGACATGAGGCGGATGCGGATGCAGACGGCTCGCGGCAGGTCAACCACAAACCCATGCGCGGCACGTCAGATGCCGAAGCGGCTACCGTCGATGCCGGTGATGCCGGCATGTTGAGCGCGGATGCCGCAAGCACTGCCGAGCAAGACGCCGCGGCGCCGCCACCGCCGCTGGTCTTCCACTGCCCGCTAGGCGACGGCGACGCTGACGCCGATGGTTACCCGGACGCTTGCGACACGGTGCTGTGGGACATCGATTCGCCGGCGTACGACGCCAGTTCGTTCGCGCCTTTCACGACAGCGTTTGCGCGGTTTCGCATCCAGCGCAGCGACAACCTTTACCTATTCGTCGACGTGCCAATCGATGGGACGGCGACGACTCGCAGCGTTACTGACGGTGCCTCGGTCTCCGCGCAGGTGACGAGCGCGATCATGATGGGCACGTTCGACGATATCCGTGACGCCCTAACGAACAAGAAGTGGTCTACCGTAGCCGCGACCGAAGCGCGCAACGCCTTTCGCTTCTCAGACCAACTCCATCCCGGCGGTGCCACAGCCCTCATGCAGACCCCGAACCACACCAATCCGATCGCCAGCACTGCGACCATCACGCGCCTGGTGACGGACTCCTACGCTACGGCCGACGGCACGACCGTCAAGATTCACTGGCAGGTCCGCGGCTACTAGCTCCACGTGCTGACGGTGTTCGGTGGCGCGACCAGCGTCGCTGTGCCCGCCTTCATCCACGTGTCGATCGCGTCGCTGATCGCCGTAGCCGCAAGCGTGTGCGTCGCGGGTTTGGCCGCGGCGAATAGCGCGGCGAAGCCGACCGCTCCCGCCGGTGGCGTCGCGGTGAACACGGGCGCCATGCCCACGCCCACCGCGGCGCCGAACGCCGCGAAGGCCGCTTCCATCGCGGCAGCAGTGGTCGCCGCCACGCTGTTGGCGAACGCGCTCTGCAGTGCCGTCTTCAGCGTCGCGGCAGCGCTTGCGACCGCCGCCGATGGCGGCACCACTCCGCCCGCGTACGTCTGCATGGCGTCAGCCCAGGCCTGCGCGCAGTCGGCGATGGTCGCGCCCGGAGACGCGGCCAAATCTTCGATGTCCGACTTCAGTCCCGACTTCGAGAGCGTCATCAGGTTCCCGGCGTCGGTGTTCCGGACGGGCCCATCGCTGTCGGGTGCAGGTGCTGGCTCAGCGTCACGGAAGTCGCGGGGCTCGCGCTCTTCGCCGTCACCTCTCCAGTGGCCTCGATGTCACCGTTCACCTTGAGCTTGGGCGACAGCCCGCCGGGCGTGCACTCGATCGAACCGTCGAGCTTGAGCACGATCTTCGCCGGTGTTGGACCGTCGCTGTAGATCACGGTCTCGCCGTCCTGCAGTCCCTTCGGCCTTGCCGAGCGATTGGACACGCAGAGCGCAACGGTGTTGGTCCCGCGCCCGCCCACGCGCAGCGCCACGCCCTCCGCGCCCTTCAGCGGGACGTGCGACAGTCCACCGGGCTGCAGGTGCTCGACATCGTCATCGATCTCGTCAGCGACGCCCTCGACCTTCAGGGCCTGAAACTTCTTGGCATCGTTGACGGCGTCGACCACGATCCGAACCACCATGTTGCGCACGCGGTTCTCGAGCGGCTTCATCAACCGCTTCAAGAGCCGGATGGCCTGCTCGGTCGGCGTCACCGCTTGCCTCGCCGCACCTTCGGCTCATCGAGCACGTCGTAGGCCGCGCGATCGGCGAGCTGCAGCGTCGCCGTCTGCTTGCCCTTCTGGTCCTGGTACAGCTCGGAGGACGTGATCAGCAGGTTGCTGTCGACGCCAAGCACGGTGTCTGTAAATCGCGGCATCGTGTTGGGCTTCCAGATGCCGGAAAGCCCGCTCCACCCGTCGATCACACACGTGATCTGCTGGCTCTTGCCGGCCCGGATGTTGCGCTCCCACGTAGCGCGCCGCTTGATCTTCGCGACCGTGTCGTGGTGTTCGGGTGAGATGACGATCGGCCGGTAGCGCTTGACGGCGGGGTCGGTCACGACGTGCTTGATCTGATTGGCAGACGCGCCGTGCCAGTTGTCGTCGGCGCGCATCTGCGCCTTGAACGTGTAGAGGCTGAAGCGGTCTCGCCACGTGCCCGTATAGGTGGCGCTCTCGATGTTGACGCCGCTGCGGATAAGCGACCCGGATGGCAGCCTGGTCGCGCGCGTGAGCAACAGGTCGCCCGCTGGCGTCGTCTGGATGACGAGCCCGAACTTGCGCGTGAGCTGCGACAGCGCCTCAAAGACGGTCTCGCCCTCGTCGAGCTTGAAGTTGGCGACCGTCTCGGACAGTTCTAGGTCGGTGACCAGCGTACGGTCGATCGTGACGCTGATGCCGAACGGCTTGCATAGCAGCTCGGCGATCTTGAGGATCGACTTGCCGTAGATGCGCGAGCCCTTGTAGATGGCCGTGCAGTCACACAGGTCGGACGTGCGCGCGCGACCACTGATGCTCCACCGGTGTGTATGCGCGTCGTGAGACTCGATGCTGTCGTCGACGAACCCGGTGAGGAACAGGTCGCCATCTACCTCGACCTCGACTTGCGTGCCCTCGTCGATGCGGATCCGCTGTGACGCGCTCTCGATGCTTTGGACGTACGAGGCCTCGAACGTCTGAGTGACCTCGTCGATGGTCGAGCGCAGCGTGCAGCTCGTGAGGTCCTGGTATCGGTTGCCGCCGATCAGGATGGCGACATCAAGCATTGGGGATCGCGAGCTCGATCAATCCAGGGATGGCGCACGCGTTGGCGATGCTGTTGCGCTCGACGATCTCGCGCGCGCGAGTCGCGTCACCGAACAGCCGGTAGGCCAGCACGAGCGCCTGTGTGTCGCGAGGCGGCGTGTAGCGGCCCAGGCCCGTCAGGTCCTTGGTGGAGCGTCGCAGGTGCGTGTGGAACGCGGCACGCAGCGCCCGCATGGCCTGCGCGGCGTCACGCGTCATGGTGCCGCGCTGCAGCAGGCGGTCGAACACGGCGCCCGTGGCCTGCAGGGTCTCGTCCGCCTGGTCCGTGTTGTCGAAGTCTAGGTCGACCAGCTGGTCGAGCGACGACGCGAGAGCCGAGGACTCGATGAGATCGAACACGTCGGACTGGTTGTCGCGCTGCTTGTTGCGCGCCGTCGTCGTTCCCAGCACGGCCGGGAATCGGTCGCCGAGCGTGCCCAGCTGCGCCAGGTTGGCGAGCGTCTGCGCGATCAGCTCGTTGGACTTCACGGTGTCGACGCCCGAGCCCACGGCCGTCAGCACGCTGTTGATCAGGTCCTGGATGGCGAGCGCCAGCACAGACGGCGTGCGCAGCAGCGAGTTGGCCTCCGAGCTGAGGTTGTCGATCGCCGTGGAGATCTCGTTGACGAGGTTGATGCGGCTCTGGATGGAGTCGTTGATTTTCGCGAGCTCGTTCGTGAGGCCACGCGGCCCCTTGAGCAGCAGACCCACCGCTTTGGTGAGGAAGTCTGGCCCGCTCACGTCGAGCTTCGGCAGCGTCATTTTGGCGCGCAGCCTCGCCGACACTGCCTTTACGTTCGCGGCGGTGTCCACGCCCGGCAGCGTCGGCGCTTGCTTGCCCGCCAGGATGAACGGGATGACCAGGCGGGCCATGCCGCCTTCTCTGGTCGACTGCCGGACCCTGAACTTCCCGTTGACCTGCACCTGCTTGGTGCCCCGGTACGGGTGCACGAGCTTGCCGGGCCCATCCTGCGTGAGCGCGTCCTCGAGCCGTCGCAGCTGCGAGGCGTAGTTCGGTCCGATGACGAACGCTTCGATCGAGAACTCGGGCGTTTCCGGCCCCGTGTCCTCGATGCGGTTCACGCGCCCGGGGATCTCGTGCGCGATGACGACGCGCCCATCCTGATCGTCCGCGCTCTCGACTAAGAAGTCGACGTTGCGGAATGAGGCTGGTAGGCGGGCCATGGTCTAGCTCACGGAACGGACTGGTTGCCGTTGTCGACGGTCGTGAGGTCGAAGCCTGGCTCGGACCGCACCTTGCTGACCCGCACACGCGTGTCGCTCACCTCGATGTGCAGGCTTGCCGCGAGCTCGCGCGCCTGCGCGGCCTTGTTCTGCGCGACCGCGTCCTCGTCGTACAGCAGCGCGCTGCGCACGCGCTTGGCGTGCGTCATGTGGTCGCGCTTGTCGCGTGCCAGGAACTTCTTCTCGCGCCCCGTCAGATTCGGCGCGGCGCGATCGCTGTCGCCGTGCAGCGCAACGCCCCACCCCATCTGGTCCTTCTCCGAGATGTTGAACGCGCGCAGGATGCCGGTCGTGGTCTCGAACGCGGCCGCGAACACACCGATCGCGGTCGTAGCGACCCCCAGCTTGCCAATGAAGCTGGACCCGCCCCATGCGGCGCCGGCCGAAACGTCGCCGCCGCTACCCATCCCGCCTGGCAGTGCGCCGCCGCCGATGCCGCGGCGTCCGAACAGCGTCTGCGCGATGAGCATGGCGCCGAAGCCTTTGAGCGCTCCGGTTGTGATGCCGAGCGCTTCTGTGGCGAGCGGATACTGCGCCTCAAGAATGGCGAGCGAGTCGGCCGATTTCACGGCTACGTCGAGCAGCTGCTGCATGCCCTTGCCGTTCATGAACGTCTCGAACTGCCGCGCGCCGAGCGTGGCCGCCTTGCCGGCCGTGCCCTCGTTCATGGCGGCGAGACGGCGCTTGATGGCTTCGCCGCCGACCTTCGGGTCGAGCGACAGCAGCGCATCGGCCGCCATCGGGTTCTTGTTGAAGGCGTCGACCAGCACCTCGATGCCGCGCTGGCCGCGCTCTTCCTTGAAGATGTTCTGCCGGCGTGCGCCGTAGGATGGATCCATCACGCCCTTCAGTGCGAGCTCGCTCAAGATCTCGGCCATGGGCCGCAGCTCCGTGCCGAGCTTGCCATCCTTCGTGACGTTGACGCCGAAGCCGCCCTCCGCGCGCGACTTCGCGAGCAACTTCTGCACCTTCACGTCATTCAGTGTGCTGACGGTGCGCACGCCAAGCGTCGCCGCTTCCGACGCGCTCATGTCGCTGGTGCCGAGCAGCTGTGTGATGCCGAGCGCCTGCTTGGCGCCCTCGATGCCCTTCAGGTTGGCGTTGCGCCCCATCGCGCCGAGAGCGGCGGCGAAGTTGTCGGCCACGTCCTGGAAGCTGATATTGCCCAGGTCGGCCGCCTGCACCATCGCGCCGCCGAGCTGCACCATCTGCTCGTCCGTGAGGTCGAACTGCCGACGCATGACGCCGAACGCGCCCACCACGGACTCGACCGACGTGTTGGTCGCCACGCTCACGTCCGCGAGGTTGTCGAGGATGGCCGTGAACTCCTTGAGGCCGCTGAAGCGGTCCTGCGCGGCTTCGAGACCGCCCAGCAGATCCAGCGCGCCGACACCGGTGCGGGCCGACGTGGCCAGAATCTTGGCCTGCATGGCCTTGCGCTCGTCCGCGTTCTGCCCGCCCATGTCGGCGAGCAGGGCCGAGCGGCGCTGAAACTGCACGGCCTGCGAGGCCAGCTGCTCGGTCGACTGGGCGCCGAACGTGCTCGCGTAGGCATCGACACGCCCGTATGCTGCGGCGCCGGCGCCGGCCAGCAACGCGCCGCCGCGCATGAGCGCGTCCTTGCGCGTGCGCTGCACGGCCTGCATCTGGCGCTGTGCCTTCTGGGCATCGCGGATCTGCCCGCGTGCCGACTTCTCTTGCTCGCGCGACTGCATGGCCGCGCTGTTGATCTGCATGCGCAGCTTGTACTTCTCGAGCTGCTCCGCCGAGCGTGCCTTCTGAGAGTCCGCCTTCTGCTGCGCCTTTACGTCCGCGTCCCGCAGCTTCTGCTCTATCTCCGCGCTCTTGATCGCGACCTTGACCTTCCAGGCCTCGGTCGCGGCTGCTTCCTTGCGCTTCTGCTCCTCCGCGCGCTTGGCCGCTTTTGCGGTCGCGTCGGCCGCCTTCTGCGCCGCCTTCGCGCTCGCTGCCGTCTCCTTCTGCTTGGCCTTCTCGGCGGCCTTGACGTCGCGCTCAGCGTCTTTGGCCGCCTTGGCCTGCGCCTTGGCGACGTCCGCCGAGGCCTTGCGCGACGCGTCGACCGTGCCCGTGAGCGAGCGCCGCAGGCTGCTGTCCGGCAGCGCGCCGATGCGGATGACTGCGCGCGCTGACGTTTGATCGGCCATGGTGCGTCACTCTTCGGGGCGATGGAACTCGGCGTACTTCGCCCACCAGTACGTCACCTGCCACTCCGTCAGCTGCGAAGCCGGCTCGCCAAAATACGCAGCAAGCGCCGGAGCGTGGGCGCATCGTATTGGCTCAGTATTAGAGAAGCAGTCAGCTCCTCTTCGGGTTTTCCCAGGGCGTCTGCCAGCTCCCGCACCGCGTCGTCGCTCAGGTCACCGAGCAGCGGGTTCACGCGCTCTTGCTGCTCCAGGTACATCTGGTGCAGCTGGTTCACCATCACGGTGTCGAGCTTGCGCACCGACTCCAGGAAGTCGAAATGGGTCGCGTGCTCTTTCGTCTTCGGGTCTGGATCCGGTTTCACGAACGCGCGGTAGATGAGCGCGCGCTTGGTGTCCTCGTCCAAGATCTCGGCGTCGAGCTGCATCATGAGCAGCGGGTCGATGCCGCGTGCCTGCGCGCGCTGCTGGACGTACTGCACGGCGTCGAGCCGCGCTTCGTCCACTTCCTCGCCCGTCAGCACGCGAATGCCAACGTTGGCCACCGACGCGCCCGGCATGGCGGGGAAAGGGACGACGCGCACGGCGCGCCGGCCCTTCAGCATCTCTTTGATGCGGTCGGCGTCGGGCTTCTGCACGCGCTTAGACCTTGACCGCGGCAGTGCCCATCGCGTTGAACTTCAGGCCGTCGGGCCCGAGCTCCACGTCGGCCGTGTCCACGACCGCGTCCGCGCTCGAGTACGTGATGGGCGGGACGGTGTCGCACACGAAGTCGATCTGCCCCTCGTAGTTGCGCACCTTCTCGGTGTCGGTCGAGCCCTTCACGATCAGCGTACCCTGGAACTCGCACGCCTGCGGCTCGTGCGAGAAGCCGGCCAAGATGCCGCTGCCGAACTGCGGCGTCTTCTTGTCGCCGCCCAGCTTGATGGTCGCACCGGGGCGCGTGCCGAAATCGGTGCCGCCGAAAATGACCTTGGTGACACCGAGAACTCGTGAAGCAGCCATGTCGTTACCTCCGGCCTCGTGGGCCTGACAAAAACAAAAGGGCTGACGCGGGCGCAGCGTTGCGCCGCAGCTCGCGTCAGCCGTTCGTGAACACGCGGAGCAGAAGGCTCACGCGCAGCGTTGCATCAGTTGATGAACTGCATCTGGCCGTCCAGGCCGCGGAACTGCTTCATCAGGCTCGGGCCGAACTGCAGCGACAGACGTTCGCCGCTCGGTCCGATGTCGCAGACGAGCTCGTCGACGAACTGCTGCTTCTTCGATGGGTCCACCCAGCCCTCGTCGATCCACACCTCGTAGCGACCGGCCGCGACACCCTTCATCGTGTTGGGCGTCATGACGGGCAAGCCCTGCGGCAAGCGGCCGCCGTCGTCGGCCAGCAGATGGCGCGGGAAGTTGAGGGCGACGAAGCTGCGCAGGTCGTAACGCATCGCCGCGAGCGTGTCCGCCTTCTCGGCGTACAGGTACGAGGTGTCGAGCACGCCGGCCGCGTTGAGGCGGTAGGTGCTGATCATGGTCTCGAGGTAGACGTTGCCGGCGCCGTCGTCGACGTGCGTGGAGCAGCCCGCGTATAGCAGCAGGTTGCGGTCGTTCTCGGAGAACTGCGAAGCGGGGTCGCAGGGCATGACGCCCGGGACCTGCAGGGTCTGGCGCGGGCGCGAGGGCGCGATCTGCGAGTGGTACGCGTTCACGCCTGCCACCGCCGCCGCCCAGATGTAGCTCGGGGTCGGCGATGTGTTGGCCGCCATCAGGCGGATGAAGGGGCTGTTGCGCGAGGTGCCGAGCGTGTTGGCCGTGCCGTACGTGCCGACGACCGCGCAGTAGGCGAAGCCTTCCTTCTGCACCATGCCGTTCCAGCGGGCGAGCAGCTCCGTCTCCAGGAGACCAAGGTTGGTCGAGTCCGTGTGGGGCATGATGAAAGAGTCGTACTGCACCGACCCGATCGCCGTGATGCTCGCGCTGATGGCCGGGTTGGTCGCACCGGACGTGCCGGTCGCGATTGCGATCGTGATGCCCGGGAGGGCAACGTCGGTCTGCAAGTAGTTCACCCGCACGTCCTCGTCCATCACGCCCTTCCACCGCTTGGTGAGGGTGACGACCGTGGTGGATGCACCGCTCGTGAACGGCATGCGGGCGTAGTCGCGGTGCGCCTTGATGGCAGTGTCGACGAGCGGTCCGACGGCCGCCGCCGCCGTGTTGTTCGGGATCGACACCGGCACGCGACGGCCGCCGATGTAGAGCGCGATCACGCCCGCGGCCGTGCTGGTGCCGCTGAACGTGATCGTCTTGGTTCCGGCGGTGCCGCCAGAAGCCTCGACCTGCCCACACGCCCAGAGCTCGGTCTGGCCGTTCGCGGCTTTGAACGCTCGGCACATCTCGGCGAGCTGAGAGCCCACGCCGAAGTACGAGTCGGCCTGGTCGCCGCTCAGAATCTGCTTCGGCGTCAGCTCTGCGACGGCGGCCGTGCTCAGCTGGATGCCGAAGGCCATGACCTTGTGCGGCTTCTTCGAGACGCCCTTGACCGCGCGCGACTTGTCGAACTCGATGTGCGTGACGTTCGTGCGAACGGTCGTGTCGATCTCGTTGAACGGAAAAGTCATCGACTAGCCCTCACTCGCTCGGGGTGGATGCGTTGCGCGGCCGCTTCGGAGCGGCGCTCGGATCGGTGGAGCCGGCTTCGGCAGCACTCGCGGGCGCGGCTTCGTCGGCGGGCACGAGGTCGCGATCGCGCACGCGGCGGTTGACCGTCGCGTCGACTTCGAACATCTCGCCCTCGTCGGGCACGCGCTTGCCCGTGCGGTGATTGGTGATGACGAGACGCGTGCCGTCTTCGGCCACGCCGGGCTTGAGCTTGATCTGTTCGGTCATGGAACCGGATATCCCTGCAGCGTCACGAGGTCGTTCGTGAACGGGTTGTTCGTCTGGTCCGCGACTTCCGGGTTCTCGTAGCCGTCGAACGCGGCGTAGAACTCCAGGAACGGATGCAGCGTCGTGAGGTCGATCGTGTCGGGCGTGTACGTGACGACGATGGAGCCGACGAAGATGGGCACCGTCTCCGAGCCGCCCTCGGAAAAGGCGTTCTCGCACTGCGCCGTGTCCTCTTGGCCCTGCACGCCGGCGGCAGCCAGCACGTCAGCGCCGCCGCTCACCGACTCGTGCCCGCCGTCGAGCACGACCGTCTCGATCACGTCCCACACGGCATCGAGCGCGGGCCAGCGGTTCTTTCGCTTGTCGAGCGTCGTCGCCGGAAGCACGTACTGAAAGAAAACCGTGATGTCCTGCACACGGTTGGTCGAGCTCTCGCGCCGCGACTTGCGTCGCTTGCGGTAGATGCAGAGCGCGGGCAAGTCCGCTGCCGCCATCACTTGCAGCGTGCGCGGGTCCTCGTAGCACTTGACCACCATGCCAGGCCCGAGCTCGGCCGTGATGGCCGCGCGCACGAGCGCCGCGATCGCGCTCAGGGGCACGTCCTTCTGCGTGTCGATCGACATCGTGGTCAGCGTCGATGCAGCGCGATGCCGAAAGGCGCCGCGGTGGCGTAACCGCCAGCGACGGTCGGGCGCAGCGACTCCACGGTCGACTCGTACCGCTTGCGGTAAATCTTGTGCTTGGTGGCGTGCAGGCCGTCCGGCGTCGTGATGCCGTTGCAGAACAGCCGTGCGATCGCGCACTCCACGACCGCGCGCTTCAGCTGCGACGGCGTCGTGATGTCGCTCTCGGCGACGGGTGGCGTGCGGTTGGCCAGCTCGTACAGCACGTCCGCCAGAGACAGCTCGAGCACGCGCTCGATCGTGAACGTCTCGCTCACGAGGTTGTCGAGCACGCCGGCGCCACCCAGCTCCTCCGCGACGTCGTCCTCGGTCGCTACCTGGCTGGTCGAGATGGTCATGAGCGCTCAGAAGGTGGTGTCGAAGCCCGCAGCCTCGAAGGCGTCGGCCAGCGCGTTCTCGAACGTGATCGTGATGTCGTCGATCTCGCGCTCGAGCGCCTCGGCCATGAACCTGAAAGCCGGGTTGCCCGGGTGGTCGACTGACTGTGCGAACACGACGCCGCTGATGGTGCCGAATCGCAGCGTGCCGCCGGGCTTGGCCGTGATCTTGTGCGGCTTAGAGCCGAACTCGATGGGCGCGCCGTAGTTGGCGTTCGCCGCGACCACGACCTCGAGACGGCCACCGCCGAAGCTGCCGTCGACCGGGTCGGCGTAGATGGAGCGGGTCAGGTTGCCGCTACGGTCCTGGTAGCCGTGGTTCTCGCGCGCGGACTGCGCGACCTGGTCGCCTGCCTGCCGCAGTGCCACCGGCATGACGAGCGCGAGCTCGGCCTCGACGCGATCGATCGCGTACTCGATGCCGCTCACGTCCAGCGAGATACCTCCGCCGTCGTGACCCATGGGCATGTTGGCCTCGCGTCAGTCGAAGTACGGTAGAAAGTGCGGGTTGCCCGAGGCGTCCAGAATCTTGATGAAGCCCGATGGGTCTGCGTCGGGCACGCCGTTTGTCCATGTCGTGGCGGGCGTGTCCGACGTGGGCGTGACCTTGAAGGTCGCGGTGCCGGCAGCGATGCCGGATAGATCGTGGGTCGTCGCAGGAGTGAGCGCGTCATCGGCGGTGTCCTGCGCGGCATCGGCAGCCGCCTGCGCATTCGCCACGTCCGTGGTGGCTTGGTTGATCTGCGCGAGCAGCGCATCGCTCACCATGCGCTGCTTGCCCTGCACCGTGACGGTGCCGAGCGTGCCCGTGCCGGAGGCGTTCGTGTAGACCAGCCGCACCCATGCGGCCGAGGTCTCGAACGTTACCATCGCCGGGCCGGCGTTGTTGTTCACCGTCGGGCTCGTGATGCCTGCGGCGACCCATGTCACGCCGTCGTTGCTCTCCTCGACATCGAAGTCGCCCGCGACGTTCGCGCCGTTGGTCCAGTCGGGCATCCACGACACCGAATACACGGCGTCGCCGAGGAACAGTGGCGTTGAGGTCCGCTTGTTCGTGCCCGACATGGCGGCCGCGCTCCACGCGATCGCCGTGCCCTTCAGCACGTTCTGGATGGCTTCGAAGCTCACGTGTCGTCAGCCTTTCACGACATCAGCCGATGCTTCACCAGCACGGCGCCGTCGCTGTCTTCGACGACTTCGATTTCGGGGTTGCACCAGCATGGCTCGCCATCGGTCGCATGCTCTTGGCCGACCAGCGGGTACACGTGAATGACCTCGCGGGTCTCGGGCGCCGCTTTCGCGTCCTCCCCGCTCACCAGCCGCGTGCCTTGCGGATCTCTTCGCGCAGGCGGGGAGCGAGCCAGCGAGCGTCGACCGTCATGCCGAGATTGCTCGCCATGGCCTGCAGGGTCCCAACGTCCTCGATCGCGTCGAGGTCGTCGGCGCCGGTGGAAGCTTGCGCGGTCGGCTCGGCGGTTGCCGGAGCGGCCGCTGCGCGCGCCGCGCGGATCAGCTTCCGCAGGCTCTTCTGCTGCTTGTTGCCGGGCTCGATGCCCAGCCGTTTCGCCATCTCGCCGAGCACGGCAACGTCCTCGATCGCGTCGAGGTCGTCCTGCTCAGGCTGCGCGGCCGACTGCAGAGCAGCCGCCGTATCCGCCTGCGCGGCGTTCAACGTGTCGGCGTCGACGATGGTCGGCGGAACATTCTGCGCCGGACCACGCACGATGTGCACATGGTCGATGTCGCATGGCAGCACGCACGATGGCAGGTCGCCCTCGGAGCGCTCGTTCGGTGGCAGCTCCGCCGACGGCTCCTGCGCCTCGACCGGCATGCCCATCGCTTCGCGCGCCTCGTCGTCGGCCGGCACCAGCTCCATGTCGGCGCCGAGCGCGGCCACGAACGTGATCAGCTGCTGCCCAGTGAGCGGGCGGATCGATAGGCCGTCCACGAAGTGCAAGATGCCCAGCGTGCCGCTGAAGTCGTCCTGCTTGTGCTTCAGCAGGTACGAGCCGGCGACACCGCCAGAGAGTGGGCTGCGCGGGATCCGCCAAATGTCGGTCGGCATCGCTGTTCTTTCGTCCTTGTGGCTGCGTCTCAGAAGACAGGCTGCGGAACGCGAGCGGGAGGAATGGACCGCCCGCGCTCCGCAGCACCCACCACCATCAGGTGACGATTTCCTTGGCGCGAGCCGCGGACTTCTGCGAGCCGATGCCGAGACCGCCGTACCACGCGAGGCGGCCGCCGATCTTGTTGCCAGCGCCGCTCTGGATGGGACCCAGGTTCTGCAGGTTGAAGCCCATCAGCGATGCGTTGCGCGGATCCGCGTCCACGTTGTGCTTCTCGCCGCCGAGCGCGCCCAGGTAGCAACCCTCGTCCTCGCCGAGGCTGAGCAGGTACACGCTCGAGAGCGTGGACGAGCTGCCCTTGGCCTCGGCGATGCCGACGTTGTCGTTGCGGATGATGGGGATGCCCGCGTACTCCGGCACCGTGAGGCCGCTTGCCAGCTCCACCGTGTCGACGCCGCCGCCCGCGCGCAGCAGATCCTTGAACTTGCGGATCATCTTCGAGTGCATGACGAACACGGGGTTGTCGCCCGTGTAGACGCTGTCGATCAGCTCGTCCAGGATGGCGAGCGACAGCGCGTCACCGCTCGCTCCGGTCGAGCTGCGGGTTTGGCCGGGCGTCACGAGCTTGCTCACGCCGTCGAAGTCGTCGGTGCTCGACGTGAAACGGACGACACGCTCGGCATCCGCCGTCGCGTCGCTGACGTCGAGCGTGACCGTGATCCACTTGGACGGATTGTCCGCGTAGAGCGTGTAGTTGCCGTCTGCGGCGCATGCGACGGCGGCGCCGTACTGAACGTCGCCGGGAGCGCGGAACTGCAGGAGCGTGCCGCTGTGCGTGTACTTGAGCGAACCCATGCCCTCGCGGTTCGAGTCCATGTAGGACGAGTTGGCCACCAGCGCATCGACGTAGGCGCCCGATTGGAACGCTTCCACGGTGATGCCCGTGATGTTGCCGCCGTTGATGATCTTGTCCGAGAGCGTGCGGCCCGCGGCCTTGAACTTCTTCGCGGCCTGCTTGGCGAACGCGTCCGAAGACAGCGCCGCCATCGCGGGCACGTAGAAGTCCGACACCGCCTGGCGGTTCATGATGGTGATCACCTCGTCGGTGCCCGTCGACTCGCTGATCGACGTGGCCGTGTCCGAGATGAAGGCGAAGGAAGGCAGCGCCTTCTCACGCGTGATCGTCCAGCCCTCGCCGCCCTTGGCAACGATCGGCATGAGGGGCAGGAGCTGGTCGGCCAGCACGAGCTCCTTCAGGACCGCCGCGTTGTACGGCTTCTGCGTGGTCTTCCATGCATCGAGTAGGGTCAGTGCCATGTGTCTGTCTCCGTGTCTGTTGGGTTGCGTTCACACAGCCCCAACAGGTCCGCGCGCGTGGCGCGCCGTGGGGGTTACTTGCCGGACTGCTGTTCCGCGCGGTCCATCTCGAGCAGCTCTTCGCGCGAGCGCTGCCACAGCGGCTTGTCGCCAGCTCCGGCGCTGCCACTCGTGTTCGGGCGCTTGCTGCCCGTGCCACCGCCGCCGATCGCTTGCGCGAAGTGCGGCTTGTCCTGCAGGAACTGCTTGGTCGCCGTCTCCAGCTTCGCGTACGACTTGCCGCCGTAGATGATGCTCGTGATCTCGCCCGTCTCTTCGTCCGTCTCGAACTTGGCGAGACGCTGAAAGCTCTCCGCTGCATCGCCGACCGCGTCCGCGATCACCCGCGTCGAGTGCAGCGCGTCCGTCACGGCACGCGACTGCCGATCGGACTTCAGGCGCGCGCTCGCGGCGTCCGCCGCTGCCTTCGCCTCGTCGCGTTCCTTCTGCAGCGCGTCGCGCTCCGCCTTGCGGGTGCGCTCCTGCGCCTCTTCCTTGATCTTGCGCTCGTGGGCGTCGCGCTCCGCCTGCGACTTGCCGGCAAGCTCCAGCTCCTGGATGCGCGCGTTGAGCGCGTCCATCTGCTCCTTCGCCGCCGCTTCCGCAGCTGCGCGTGCCGACTTCTCGCCCTCGGCCTTCTGCTTGGCCGCGATGCGGTTCACTTCCTCTTGCGTGAACGTCTTGGGCTTCGGCTCGCCATCACCGTCGCCACCGCCGCCAGTGCCATCGCCATCGATGCGGCACAACGACGGGCGTACGAATCCACCAACGCACAGGGCGTGCGCGATCATCAGCTTCTCGAACATGTCTCGCTCCATCCCAGCTGCTTTGCGTGGCCTGGGTGCCACGTGTCCCGCATAGAGCGGCGGGTCGCTGCGGTCCGACGACGTGCCCGTGCTCGCGCTGGTCGGTCAGCGCGTGGGCGTAAGATCAGGCGGCTTGCTGCTGGTTGTCGGGCGGTGGGTTGTCGTTCCCGTCGTCCGCGTGACTGCCGGTGCTGGGCTTCGGCTTCTTTTCCACCGTCGGCGCGGGCGCCGCGAGCACGATCGGAGCCGCAGCTTCGGCGTCGCGACGTTTCGCGAGCTCGGCCTCGATCACCTTCAGCTGGTCGGCGTGCGCGTTCGGCAGCATCTTCTGCACCGCGCGCAGCACCATGTGCATCTTCGCCGTGGGCGCCATGCCGGCGACGCTGACGGCCTTGATCAGGTTGTCGAGGTCGACGCTCAGGTCGTCGACGCGGAAGTCAGCCGGAGCGCTGCAGCGCAGCTTGTCGACCGTCGCCTCGTCCACACCTTGCGAGCGCATGACCAGCTGCAGCGATGCTTGATCGCCGTGCGCCATGCCCTTCGCGACCTTCACCAGGCGCTTGTTCGTGCCCTCGAACTTGTACGCGCGCGCCGTGCCGCTCTCCGCGCCGCCCGCGTCGTCTTCATAGGGCGCCGATGCGATGCGGTAGATTTCCCGCGTCGTGGCTTCGAGGCGCTTCTCGTAGGTGGCCGCCACCGAGCCAGGCGGCGCGATGAATGCGTAGCCCTGCGTCGCGTTCGCCGGCACGCCGACGGCGTTGCCCGCACCAGCGACGATCTCCGCCGGCTTCGCGCCCTCGTCGCCCCCATCGCCGCCGCTTCCCTCGGGGATGGGAACCTGCAGCAGCGCGAACACGGTGCTGCGCAGATGCTCATCGAGTTCGGACAGCAGGTTGAAGTGCCGGCGATTCTCCACCGCCACTGCGCCCACCATCGAGATGCCGCGCACGGGGTCCTCGGAGCGGCCCGCGCGAAACACGACGAGCGGCACGCAACCGAAGCCATGTGGCTGCTTGTCGCGGACGGTCGTCACAACCGGCTTGCCGTCCTCGCGCTCGACGACTCTGTACTCGCTTACGGTGTCGGTCGTCCAAATGAGGAACTTGTCGTACTGCTGCTCCGCGCCCAGCGGGTCGACTTTCTCGCAGTACGTCAGCTTGATCTTCACCCACAACAGCGAGCCGCTGTCGTCGGTCTGCCACTCGAGCACGTTGGCCGGGAACAGCGGAATGGCGCGCGTGCGCAGGTCCAGCGCCTTCTCGTGCGCGCGGCTCTTCACCCCGTCCGGCGTCGGGTCGCGGTCGAACATGACCGGGCACCAGCCGAGCTGCAGCGCGCGCGGCATGATGGTCTCGTCGCGCAGCTCGTTCCACGAGGTACCGCGGCCGTCCGCGTCCTCGAGCCAGTCTGCCATGGTCGAATCATCGAGCCCCTGCCGCGTGGGCGGCTGGCTCGACAGGTAGCTGCAGAACAGGTCGGCGATGGGGCCGACGTAGTTCACGTAGTGCGCCACGTCGATGCGGCGCTCGAACTTGGGCGCGTCCTCGCGCGGAAAGCGGTCGAGGTAGGTGTCGAACGTCTCGGTGCCGCGCTGCTGCCAGAGCGGCGTCGAATACACGTCGGAGGCCCAGCCGAGATAGCCGGCCGATGGCGGTCTCACCTTGCCGGCGAAGCCGCCGCAGCCCGCATAGGCGTCGAGGAGGAACCGGTGCCACACGCGCTCGGTGTCGTAGTCGCTGCGCGCGCTGCGCAGCTTCTCGACCAGACGATCCGTGGCCGCACGCGCTGCCCTCTCGACCACACTGTTTGATGCGCGTCGGGCCATGCGGCAGCTTTCAGAGGTTGGGAATCGTGAATGTGCCGCCGGTCCAGATCTTCTTGTTCAGCACGTCGTGAGCGGCGGCGAGCGCGTCCACCTGGTCGTCCTCGCCGTCGTTCACGCCCGTGAACGCGCACACCTCGTCGACGAACGCGTCGACCCACTCCGGCACCTGCGATTCGTGATCGTCCTCGTCGAGCCCGAAGAACTTGCGGCTCGGCACCAGCACGCGCTGGTCGTTCCATGCCTCGGCCACAGGCTGCGCGCGCTGGAACTTGTCCTCGCTCGCCGTCACGACCTCGAGCTGCGGCACCTTCAGCTTGATGAAATCGGCGGAGCCCGCCTCGGTGCCGCTGGCGTACCAGCGCATGGGCCCGCGCCGCTTGCTCCGCATCGAGTGCAAGGCGAGCAGGAATTCGGGCGCCTTCACCTGCTTCCGGATGACGCCCACGACGTAGAAGACGGGCTTCTGCGCGTGCGCCTTGCCGTCCGCCGTGCGGAGCGGTGGCGGGTCCCAGCGCCAGAGCTCGATCGCGACCGAGTGATCGGCCGTCTTCTTCTTCGAGTAGGCGAGGTCCAGGCCGTATCCGACCCGATAGGCCTCGGCCGGCAGCGCGTCGTAGTACGCCGCCTCGCCAAACACGGAGCCGCCACGCGGGCGGGGCTCGCCCTGGTAGAGCGAGACGAAACTGAAGATGTTGGTCCGTTGCTTCTCCAGCAGGGACACGCGCGACTTGCGCTCCTCGCACAGAGGCTCGCCGCGTCGCCGCTGCAGCGGGTCGCTGATGACCACGCCGTTCGCGTCGGTCGGGCCGTCCGCCAGCGCCTGCAGGTTGATGTACTTCCACCCGCGCTTGATGAGCTCGCCGCTCAGGTCGTCGGGGTGCCACCGCGTGGCTACCACGATCTTCGAAGCGCTCGGGTGGCAACGCGGGTCCGCCACGTCGTCGAACCAGTCGAGGCATTCCTCGCGCGCCGCCGCGCTGTCGGCTTCCCTGCGGTCCTTCAGGATGTCGTCGACGACCAACACGCCGTCGACCGGCTCACCGGTCAGGCCGCCCTTGCGCGACGCCCAGATGATGGAGCCGCCCGTGCGCTCGTTCAGCCAGTCGTCTTGCCGAAACCGCAGCTTCAGGCCCGCGCGTTCGGCAACCAAACGTGTCTTGCGCTCGACGCGTCCGCTGCGCTTGGCGTTGTAGGTCGTGTAGGCGTTACGGCGCTCGGGCCGAACCTGCATGCCGCGGCATAGCGCGTGCGTGATGCACTCCGTCTTGCCGTGCTGCGGTGGCGCAGCGACTACCGCCATGACGGGCGTATCCCACGCCTGATCGAGCAAGTCGGTCAGCGGCTTCAGCCAGTGCGGCGCTACGAGCCGCGGGCTGACGCGCGGAATGTAGTGCTGCAGCGGCTCAATGAACTGCTGCGTCGGTCGGGCTTCCTGCAGCTGGCGTCGTAGCCACTGCTCGGACACCCATTTCCTCGGCAATGAGATCGAGGAACGCGTCATACAGCGCCTGCGGCACGCGGCCGCGCATCTTTTCCAGGAGGGCCTCGACGATCGCCTGCGCCTTGCCGTCGGCCTTGTCGGCCCACATCCCGAAATGCTTGCCGAGCAGCTCGAGCGCACGGTCCTTGCTGTGCAGCTTCACGCCGATCGCGCGGTTGCCGAACTTGTCGAACTCGTGCTTGACCTCGGCGATCGCCTTGCGTTGACGCTTCGTCAGCGTGCGGGTGTTGTTGACGACGACCGTCTGGATGACCTCGCGCTTCGTCGTTCGCACCGGCCGGCGGGTCTCGGTGTCGTAGTCTTCGACCACGACCGAGCACTCGCGCTCGTCGACCTCGGCGTAGTCGAGGATGTCAGCGAAGGCGATCGCGGCCAGCTCCTCGACGATGCGGTCGACCGTCACATGAGTGCGCTCGGCCATCTGCCGCTGCCCCTCAGCAACTGCACCGCGCACCAAAGGAAGCTGAAGGAGCTGGTAGCCCTGAACCTCCGCCGTCTTCTCGCTGTACCCCGCTCGTCTTGCAGCTGCCGTCGCGTTGCTGTCGACGAGGTATTCGCGCACGAAAGCCGCCTGCTTGGCGGTCAGCTTTCGGCTTGCTCCAGTGGCGGCCACGGCTCAGCAGCGATGCAGCGCGCGAGCTCGGAAGCTCAGCTGCCAGTTGCGCGGCTGGGCGCTGCGGTGAGGCTGCGGCAGGAACACGCGCTCGCCGTAGCGCTTGGGCACCAGCTGGATGACCGGCGTCGGCTCGCTCACCGGCATGTGGTCCGCGTGGTAGGCGCTGACCGAGTAGCCGTCGTCGCTGAACAGCGCGGCGGCGTTGGAGCCGCACACCGCGACCGTGATGCTGAAGATGACGATGGCGCCCGCCGTGAAGGCAGTGCTGTATCGCCGATCGAAGTTGTCGTTGCAGGCCATGCTGGCGCTCCTACGTGTTGGGAGTGCGGACCCGATCACCGTCTTCCGACCAGACCGTCCGTCCGTCACACCCCATACCCATGTACATGGCGCTCACTCTCGTCGCTCGTTGTCGCTTGCTGTTCCTTGTTGTCGTTCTTTTGGTGGTTGCGTGTGCGACGACACCGGGCTCGCCAGCCACGTCGCAGGTCCGCCGTCTGAACGACGAAGCTGTGCCCGCACGAGCACGTTACCGCCACCCATTCGCGTCGTCGGGTGTCGCGCCACGGTTGGGTGGCGGTCGTGAGCTCACCGAACGCAGAGCCGATTGGAAGGCTCATTCGCCGCGAGCTTGAAGCTCGGCCACGAAGCGCGAGCCGCCGCGCGGGAACGCTCGCTGGATGGTGTCGACGTTCGCGTGCCACAGCCGCGGGCCGATCTTGTACAGCGCGCCTGCCTTCACCCATAGTCTGCGCACCCACCACAACGGCTTGTCTCGGAAGAGCAGCTTTCGGATCTCCACCAGCGACCACTCGACGCGCGCGTGCTTGACAGCCTTGCTCATTGCACCGAATCTCCCGTGTTAGCTGGCGAGCTCGACGGGCCTGGTGCGAAAGCGCTGGGCTTGTTCGTTTTTAGGGCGGCGTGTCCGCGTCATTCTCGATCGTCAAACCCTGGCCGCGGTTCTCCATGAACCAGCCCTCTGCATGCGCCTGGGTGAAGCCGAACGCTTTCCACGGCTCGCTGTCGCGCTCTCGGTAGTGCACGTGCCCCTCGATGGTGCGAAACGTCCACCCGTCCGCATCGCGCAGCGTGTGCCCCGCGCGCAGCGCATCGGCAGCCTGCTGCCCGCTGAGACCAGATCCGTGCGCGTGCGCCAGCGTCCGCGTCTCCTGCACAACGCGCTCCTCCTCTTCGGGTCCCCCTCCACCTGGTCGATACGCGCGCTCCATGCGCCCCTCCAGGCTGTTCGGACCAAACGTGCACGAGCGGCACGAGTGATAGCCGCACGGCTTCGGCTCTCCGCAGTTTGGGCAGTCGTAACGTGGATCGATCGTCACCGCTCCACGCTCCCGCGTTGCACTTCGTTCCACGCCGCGCACGCCGCGGTGTGCAGGCGCTCTGCTTCCACGGCCGCCGCCGCCATCAGCTCCGCCCTCGCCTCGCGCGGACGCGTCTTCTGCAGCGCCCACTCCTGGTAGAGCCAGTGGATCGGCTTCTTGTCATCCAGCTTCGCGACCGCCACGCGCCTCGCCTCGTCGGCCGCCTTGCGGATCACGCCGGGCTCCTTGCCCTTGGTCGCCTCGTGCGATGTCTTCACCGCGCTCTCGATCGTCTCGATGCGCACCTGCGCGATCAAGCGCGAGCCACCACCCGTGTAGGGCCAGAGCGCGAACAGGCGGCCGGGCAGATCTTTCCCGTCCACCACGTCATCGTGCGTCGGCTCCCACGCGCTGCCGGCGTCGCCATACACGTACTCGATCACGGCGGCGGCCTGACGGTCCACGCGATCGAGTCGCATCAGCTTCATGCTGTACGTGCCCGCGTCTTCGAGCGTGTCGCCGTCCGGCTCGTAGCCTCCCACGTTGCGGAACTCGGCTGTGATGCGGGCCGTGACCTCGCGCTCGCTGTATCGGATGATGCCGTTTACCACCTTCGGGAAAGCGACCTGGGACTTCGGCGCCGAGAACGTCTTGGCGCGCTCGAGCATGCCGCCGCTCGTACTTCGCTCGAGCGCGATGGCGCCGCGGCTGAAGTACCAGACGAGCCCGCTCGCCACGTTCGGGAATAGGTAGTCTCTCGCGCTCTTCATTGTGCAGCGTTCCCTTCCTGCCCGAAGTCGAAGACGAGCGAAAAGTTGCCGGGCGTGTCCTCGACGCACTTCACGTCCACGTCCTCGTGACCGAGCAGCAGCACGAGCTTGTCGCGTGAGCGCAGCATCTCGGCGGAGACGTTGGCCCAGAACTGCGGGCTTGCGCGGTCGAGCTTCATCATGCGCTCGCGGAGCTCGGACTGGATGGCGCGCAGCTGCTTGTCGGTGTTGCCTGTCACCGGTGCCCGCACTCCTTCGTCGCGCGCACCAGGTCCTCGAGCGCGCGCGCTTGCCGCTCTTCGGTGGCGATGAGCTTCTCGACCAGCGCGCGGTCGAGCGCGGGCTGTGGCTCGGCGTGCGCCCGCGGCATGTTCCACGCGCAGAACAGACAGAACGCCATCATCGCACCGCAGAACCACAGCTTGAGTTTCATCTCCAGCATCGCTCAATCCTCCTGGTCGCCGACGTGGCGACCGCTCGATCGTACAATCTTCGGTGCGACGCGCTTCGGCGCCATCGGCAGAAGCGGTTCGAGGTCCGGCCGATCGCGCTCGCGATCGATGAGCTCGCGCTCGGGGCCGGCGGCGAGCCGGCGTGTGTGCTCGCCTGCGCTCATCACCACCACTCCAGCTGCGCGTGCAGCGGCTCACCGCGCCTTCGCGGTTCCCCCTCGCGCCTCACGAACTCGGCGACGATGAAGTCCGACAGTGCGCCCGTGCCCTCACCGAACTTCGGGCGATTGCACAGCCACACCAGGCGCGTCAGGTCGACGCGCGACCAGAGGCGCTCCCAGCGTCCGAGCCGCTTCGGGTTGTCGTCGCTACCGTGCACGAGCGCGGAACGAAAGATGCCGACCACGCGCGGCGCAAAGCCGAGCAGGTTCAGGATAAAGTCTACGTCTTGGTCGTTCTCATACGGGGGATTCGTCAGCCCGATGTCGAAACGGTCGCGCGGTGTGAAGCTGCGGAAGTCGCCGCGCACGACCGCGAGTCTGCCGTGCCCACGGTGCGGGAGTTGCTTGAGCGCGGCCGCGTTGCGTGGGTCGATGTCGACGGCGGTAACGCGGCGCACGCGAAGGTCGCGCAGCGCCGGCTTGACCAACGAGCCTTGTCCAGCGGCGGGCTCGAGTACGCGTAGGCCCGTGCCCATGCCGCGCGTGCCCCATTCCCAAACGCGCTCGGCGAGCGCTGGCGGCGTGTACCACTGCGAGAGGTCCTTCGATCGCTCCTCGCCTTCCAGGCCCGGAAGCAACATCATCACCGGAACCTCCGGCAGCACGAGCGATCGCTGGGGGGGGGCTTTCTCATGCGATCAGCGCCTGATCTCGCGGAAGAACGAGTTGCGGGTCGGCGCTGAGCACCGCACGCGCTCCCACTTCCCCGCGCGCACGGCGCGCAGCGCGCGTTCGTGATCTGTCGGCAGCGTCAGCCCGCCCCAGTGAACGGCGGGCGCGCACGGGTCCTCTACGCGATCGGCGAGCGTGCGCAGCTCCTCCCAGCGCGCGTTGTCCACCCCCTCCCAGGACGGCTCGTCGCCATCGGGCAGCTGCCGCGCGAACGCGGCGCGCTCGCTCTTCGCGTCGAGCGCGCTGTACGCGTGCAGCATCCGAGCGAACGTCCATCCCGCACGCGCAGCGCGGCGGGCGATAGCTCCGCGAATGGCGCCGCAGTCCGGCAGAGAGAACGAGGCTTCGACCCAGCAGGCCCGCGCAAGGTCGAGGGTCACCGCGGCTTCCGGTGGAAGAGCTCCCGCGGTACCGGCCGCGGGTCCGCCGGCTTTCGAGGCCGGTTCTGTTTTGGGTTCATCTTGAGCGCCGGCCGGCAGCGGGGTGCTGCAGCGGACGGCGGCGACTGTGAACAGCACGACGACGACCACGAAACCGATCAAGGCGCGCGGGCGGATGGGTTGCTCCGGGCGTCGCGTGAAGTGCTCGTTCACGTGCTGCAGCGCTCTCTCGTCGTCGGTCATCGTCGCTCGCTCGCTTTCTGTTCCTGCTGTTGCACGTGCAACTTCGGCCAACCGTTTCCCATCAGCGCCATGCCGCTCAGCACGACCGTGATGGCGAACACGAGCGCAACGCTGCGCAGGTTCTTGTCGTCGTTCGGGCTCATCGGCACCTCACGTAGCAATGCACGCACGCGGTCTCGTGCGTGCGCGGCGCGCAGGTCCAGTCCTCGTCGCGCGCAACGAATCCGCAGTCCGACAGGCTCGCCGTGAACGGGCTGTTGCCGTCGCTGCCCGTTCTGAACGCGTGCACCTTCGTTCCACCGCGCTGCATCCAGACCCAGCCTTCAGCGCAGGTCGGCGCCGGAGGCGGTTGCTGCGCGCGCATCTCGCGCTCCGCGAGCATGACCATCGCCTGCAGCTCGGCGTGCACCGCGGGAACGTTTCGCTTGCGGCGCAGCCGATGGATGCGCGCGAGCCGCAGGTCGAGCTGCTCGTCGAACGTTGTCGACGGCGGCGTTAGCTTCAGGGCAGCGCTGCTCATGCCGCCCTCGCATGCGCGTCTGCGTTGAAGCACGGCAGCAGCTGGCCCATCGTGCCGCCGTCAGCTGCAACGGTCGTGATCACGCTCCACCGGACTTCCGTGCAGCGCTGGCCATTGCGTAGCTGTACGCCGCAGAAGTCCCAACAGCGATGACCGACGACGGCGAGGCCGTGGTTGCACAGCGGGCACGCGCGCTTGATCTCCGGCACGGCGGGGATCGGCTTCTTGACGCGCGTCGGCGGTGTGAAGATGGCCGCGCGCAGCTCGCGGTCGCGCTCTTGCTGCTCGGGCGTCATGAGGCGCGCGCCTCCACGCGCGGGATGCGGTCCTGCAGGTCGGATTCACGCAGGTAGAGATCATGCAGCTCGCTGTCCTCGTCGCGAGTGCGCTCGGTCTTCCGCTTGAGCTCGCGGATCTTCCCCTGCACACCAGCGAGCTCGTCGCGCAGTGCCACGGCCTTGGGTGACGGTGCGCGCGGCGCTGCGTCCTCGACCGGATGCGACGACTTGCCCGGCTCTCGACCGGCCGCGTACTTGTGCCAGTGCTTGCGGATGTGCGTCGGGTCGACGACCTGCCAGTTGCGCTGCGCATAGTCGCTGGCCGCGATCGTGTCGAGCACCTTCGCGAGCTCGGCAGCCGGTCGCTCGCCGATCCACGCCCAGTCGTCGAAGAACGATTTCAGCTCGTGCTTGACGTGCGGGAGCAGCCGCAGGTCGAATGTTTTGCGGGCTTCGAGCGCACGCTCTCGGCGCTCAGCGCCAGCGAACGACCGGACGGGCGGCAGCTCGGGATCTGCCCGGTCCGGGGCGGACGCCTCGCGCACACGCGCGCGCGTGATCTCGCTCTGCCGTTCTGAATTCTCTCCCTCTGCCTTCTCCCCTCTTCCGTCTGACGTCTTGTCGTCACCGTGTCCGTCACCGTCACGCGCACCGTGACCGTTACCGTGCGCGTCACCCTGTCCGTCACCGTGCCCATCATCGTCACGCCGGTCCTTCGAACGGTGCTTCCGTTGTCGGCCCGCTGACTCGGACTCCTGGTACGTCCAGAACTTGTAGAAACCGTAGGCTCCGTCTGCACTTACGTAGACGGTACCCGCGTCGATCAACTCCTGCAGAGCAGCCTCCACCTCCGAGGCGGAGAAGTGCGCCGCGCGGGCGATCGCCGTGACGGTGACGGGCCTCCCGTTCGGCTGGCGCGCGCATACCGCGTCGCTCCGGTCGTACGGTTGACCGTCACGTGGTGCGTCACTGTCACGCGGACTGTGATCGTCACGGTGACGCGCGTTCGTCGACGCCTTGCACATGAGCATGAGCGGCGAGCCGAGCGCGAGCGCAATGCCGGAGAGGTCCGCGTGCGAGCGCGAGCTGTACCAGCTCCACCAAATCTTCGACCAGGGGTCGGCCATCTACGCCGCCCTCCCCGTGCGCTCTCGCCTGCGCTCGGCCGCAGCAGCGTCGCGCTCGGCGGCGGCGCAGACGGCGTCGCAGTAGCGCGTGGCGTCCCGGTCCCCGCCGTCGATGAAGAAGTCGCGCCGGCACTCTCGGTACCCGCACACGCGGTGCCCAGCGCGGCGCGCGGCAGCTTCGTGCAGGCGCCGCGCCATCGTGAGCGCAAGGTCCGCCGGCATGCTGTCGAGTGCGTCGACGGCGCGCTGCAGGGCGGCGCGCGCGGCGAGCCCGACGGGCAGCACGCTCGGAGTTGTGGTCACGGTCGGCTTCGCGACGAGCTCGTCGGCGATCAACAGCTGCAGCATCTCGGTCAGGTTCTGCGACGAGGTCGCCTGGCAGATGCGGCGCACGTGCGTTTTGAGTGTGGTCTCGGTGATGTCGAAGCGGTCGACCATCCACGCGCGCGTCTCGCCCGACGCAAACGCGAGTGCGATCTCCTGCTCGCGTGGCGCGAGTCGGTAGCGCAGCGCAAAGCGGCGCACGGCTTCGGCGAGCGTCGTCATTCGGCGACGACCTCCTGCTCGTCGAGAGGTTCCGCGAACACCTGCGCGCCGGGCATGATGCCCTCGCGCCGGCGCACGAGAGCGATCAGCAGGCGCTGCTCGGCGTACGCCGACGCTGCGTGGTCGAACGGAACGCACGGGGTCACCACGCGCACCTCGCGCTTGTGGCATTCGAGAAGGCCCCAGCCTTCCAGGAACAAGCGGTTGCCGCGCAGGTGCTCGTCGAGCAGTCCGGGCTCGGTCATGAAATAGCGCTCACGACCCATCCCGAGCAGCGGGTGGCGGCGAAAGAACTTCTGCCGGTCGCCGTGGAAGTCGCTGATCGCGGTCTTGCACTCGATGACGATCGAACCAGCGCCGCGGAGACGCCAGCCGATGGCATCGGGCTGCTCTTCAAGGTCCTGCCCTGCTGGCTCCGCAACGACGACCACGCAGCGCTGCTGGTTGCGTAGCCAGCGGCCGGCGCGTTGCACGAGCTCGGCGTGCGTCATGGACATGACGCCTCCGCGCGCGAAGCGCGACACTGCGCGCTGAAGATCTCCCACGCGTCGACGTCGCGCTGCTCCACGTCCACGGTCGGCGCGTGCCTCAGCCAGTGCACGACGCCCTGCCCGCCCGGGAACCTGAATGCGACGGACCCGACGGGCGTGCGCTCATGCTCCGTCCCGCGTGCTCCGAACGTCAGCCCGTTCGCGTGCACGATCGTGATGCCCGGCCACCGGTCGAGCGCGTCGATCTGCACGCCGCGGTGCGCGCCTTTGCGATGGCCGATGTCCGCGTAGCGCGCATCGCAGCAGGCCTCGGAACAATACAGCTTGCCGAGGTGCTCGAAGTACGGACCGCCACCTTCATCGATGCGATCGGTCTCGCGGTCGTGGCTCAGATGTAGTTCGCAGCCGGCGCACGTGTACCACCACCCGTGGTCGAGATAGATGCGCGCGGTGATCTTGTGCCCCAGGTATTGATCGAACTCCGGCGCGCGGCGCACGCGCAGGTCCTTCCACTCGACGTTGTCGCAACCATCGAAGCCATGAACGTTGCTCTTCGCCTCGGACGGCTTGCTCGCGAACGTGATCCGCGCGTAGCCCTCGTCATCGTCCCACTCGACCTTGTAGGCCTTGAGCAGTCTCTCCGCGACGTCAGGCGCCGCGCTTGGCGTGTTCACGGGCACACCTCCGACGCTTCGTGCCTGCGCCCGCAACGCTTGCAGCGCGAGAACGAGATGAACGCGCGCATCACGCAACCTCCGGGAGTCGGTAGTACACGCGGCCCGTGCCGCTCAGTGGCGACGGCTCACGCGGATCGGCAACCAGGTCACCCCTCGCTTTCAGCCGGCGAAGCGCCTGCGCGGCCAACGCGTAGCTGGTGCTCGTGCGCTTGGCGACCTCGACGCTGTAGAGGCGCGTCCCAGGGACGAAGAGCTGCAGGATGCGTGCGTCCAGTCGAGCGCGCGCACTGCGATGCTCGATCGCGCGATCACCTCTCAGCGCGCGCGCCTGCACTTCCGTCATGCGCGCTTCGGCGCGAGCGGCCGTGTTGAAGCAACGCGAGTTGACGCGGTGCCGGACGCCGCAGTTGGCGCAGGGCTCGCTCACTTCCGCTTCGCCTCTGTCGCCTCAGCCGCGACGCGCCACCCCAACCTCTTCGCCGCGTCCCGCAACGATGCTTCGACGCGCGCCCGCGCGTTCTTCTCGCGCAATCGCTTCGGCGCTTCGATGGACGAGCGCGCGATCACGCGGCCGTCGTTGGAGATCAACGCACCGTAGGCCGCGACGCCGGCAGCGCCGGTCTCGGTGCTGATCGAAAGCCGAGCGGTCTTTGCAGCTGACGGCGGCGCGGATGACGTACTGAGTTTCATGCAGGCTCCTTGTACGGACGGAGGCGGCCACTACCCGGCCGACGACGACCTTTTTTGAAAGCGTCGAGCGCGTTGTCGCTGGCAGAACCCTCGAACAGGTGGTCCGGGTTCACGCACGGCGGGTTGTCGCAGGTGTGGCAGGCGAGTCCGCTGGGCCACCGGCCCAGCTTCATCGCCAGCGCAAAGCGGTGTGCTCGGATAACAACGAGACCGGCAGGACCAACTGCGCGCATCTGCCCATAGCCACCGCGCGTCTTTGCTCGAGTCCAAAGCCAACAGCCGGTCGCCTCGTCGCGAGTAAAGCTGCGCATGAATCTGGCGACGCTGCGTTCGTCATGCGGATCGAAAATGGTCGGCCGAGGCCGACGGTAGCCATCCAGTCTGGGCGGCTGGTCACGCAGCACAGCTTGCGATTTCCCGCGTGTCGCACTATGTGCGTGTGATGCGGTCACGCAGCCCGTCCTTGCTCGCGCAGCTTCTTTGCGCGCTTCTCGGCTCGCAGGGCGGCACGGCTCTGGTTCCACGCAAGCGCGGGGATGCCAACGATCTTCTCGATGCGCTGCGCCAGCTCCATTCCCGGGTGATGGCGGCGCTGCTCGATGTAGAGCAGGCCGCTAGCCGAGCAGGGAGCCAACTCCTGTGCGGCCTCGGCAAAGGTGCGGGTTCCGCGCCATTCCGTGAGCAGTTGCTGCGGGCTCTTTCGCGACTTCACATCCCGGACTGTGACTCTGTGACTCACAGTTGTCAACAGGTCTGTGAATGACCACTGTGATTGCGGCTTCCGCTACGCATGTCGGTGTGAAAGACACCGGCGCAAAGCGGCTCGCATCCGACCGGCTGTTGATCCTCGTGGACCAACTCCTCCGGGAGTTTCCCGACGAGACGCAGAACAGCATCACGTGGGAAAAACTTGGGATTACGCCATCCTACATTTCGACGCAGCGCGTCCGACGCTCGCTTGGGTTGGACGCAGTCGGCAAGATTTGTGACCGCCTGGGGATCAGCTTGAAGTTCTTCACAGACCAGTGGCCCGAAGGCGAGCGTAGCTACAAGGACTACCTCTCAGGCCGGCAACCGGACTCGCGGTCGACCGGGCCGATTACGCAGCACCCGGGCCTGCGTGAACTTCTCCGTCGACAGAACCTCGGGGAGATCGAGCACGAGGTCGAGGCGGAGATTTACGCATGGGCTGCGCAGCACCCAGATGCTTCTGTCGACCGCGTCGAGCAAGAGCTGCGTTGGCTGCGTCTGCATCACTATCTTGCGCTCGGCGATGCTGCAGCGCTCCGCAAGGCGCAGCGCGAGTTCAACGAAGCTCTTGAGCGGCACCAGCTCAGGAAACAGCCTCGCAAGCCGTTGGCCCCGGTGAAGGACGCCGACGAATAGCGCGGGAACGCCTAGCTCGCGTTGCGCAGAGGCTCGCTGAGACCAAGTTCGGCAGCGCGCGCCATTACGAAGTCGTGCGGAAGCGCCGCGTAGTGCTTCAGTAGTTCATCTGTATTCAGAACGCGTGCCGCGCAGAGAAACGCTTCGCGCGGTAGCATGATGGCGCGCGCGACGGCGGACACATCTTCGCGGTTCGCGATCATGTCGCGTTCGCGCAGCGCCCACGTGGCCAGGCACTCGGCGATGACGCGCTCGCGCTCATCGCTGCGCATGGCACCGCAGTTGATGGTGCGCCCGCTGAGCGCAGCGCCTTCTATGCACGCGGGCACCACGCGCAAGCCACAAGCCCACGCCAATGAAAATGCGCTCCACCCTTCAAATCCGCCGGAGATGGCCGCTGCGATCGCGTCGTGGTCCATGTGAGGCGCAAATGCTGCCAGAACCCAGTGATTTCAGCCACGTACGTATTATCCCACACAGGCCGGCAGTCGCGACCGCGCCTGGCTAGCCGTACGGCCCGCTGGTATGGCCGTTCTGGCTGAAAGCGTCTGATTTTCGCAATGTCCGAAAGAGATTCACAGACTCGTTCACAAAGACGTTGACAGTTGTGAGCGGCTGATTTATCACTCTCCTTGTCACCGCGGCCCAGCCGCCAAGGAGAGCCCGATGCCCATCACGACGCAGCAACCGGCGCCCAGCGCAGCACCCTCCGCCCTGCCCCCGAGCGGACAGCTGGGCGTCGGTTCATGCGCCGTGACCCCCGCCGTCTCGATCCTCTCCGAGTCCGGCCGCGAGCTGGAGGTTCTGATCGAGCGCGAGTTCGGGTGCGAGGTCGTGCACTGCTCGCTCTACTTCGACGAGCACTACACGCAGGTCGAGTGCCTCGACGAGGACCTGAGCGAGGCGGAGCAGGAAGCGATCCTCGCGGCGTGGCGGGGTGAGCCTGAGTTCTGACAACCGCCGCTGATGGCGGCAGAGGAGATTCCTTCGTGGGCATTCAGAACGAGATCGATGGCATCAAGAACATGCGCACCATCGCGCAGATCGCGCGCGACAAGATCGCCAAGGCTCGTGACGAAGTGCACGACTCCGAGTGCGAGGTGCACCTGGTCGGCGCCGACAACGCGCTTCGTGCGCTCGATCGGCTCTTCGTACAGCTGACCACGCTCACCACGACGCGCGCTGCCGTGGAAAAGATCGACGCTGATCTCGCGGCAGTGCGGAGGGCGTCATGAAGTGCTCGTCGCCAATCTGCACCGGCCGCACCCTCTTCTGGGTCGTGCCCGTCATCGGCCGCGAGCTCGTGTTCGTCGACCGCGGCGTCGCGCGCGGCGTGGCCAGGCGCGACAACGCCATGCTGATGCGCAGCGCGTGCGGCTGCCGCAAGCACGCGATCGAGCTGCCGCGCGAGCGTGCGGTGACGCTGTCGGAGATCACGTCCGAGTACCAGAGGAGCATGGCGCATGCCTCGTGAGCGCAAGCAGGCCCGCGAGCACCGGCTGCTCAACAAGGCGGCGATCGGCGAGGCCGTCGTCGAGATCGGCGTGCTGGCCGCGCGCGGAGACACCGAGGGCGCGCACGGACGCGAGGACGAGCTGCACCGGCACGTGCTGGAAGCCATCGCGGCCGGCGCGCCCAATGCGGCCGAGCTCGCCAAGTACGCGCTCACGACCACCAACATCAAGTTCCAACGCATCTGCGCCTGAAGGAGATCCCATGCCCGGACCGCACAGCACCGCGCTGGCCCTGCAGCGCCACCAGAGAGACCGCCGCCTCGCCGCTCGAGCTGCGGCGCGCGCCACCGAGATCGCCCACATCGAGACCCGCATCACGTTCGCGGTCTGCCGCGGCGGCGAGTGCTCGACGGACAAGCGCTGCCATCGGCACGGGCGGGCCAGGACGCTGGCGCTTCGGATGTACCGCCGGCTGGCGGCGCGGAGGGCGTCGTGAAGGTCTACGTCGCGGGAAGCCGCGCCGAGGCCCACCGCGCGCGCCACTTCATGGAGCGCCTGGTCACGCGCGGCGTCACGGTCACGCTCGATTGGACGAACGAGCCGGCCAGCGACCGTCTGCTCTCGACCGCGCAGCGCAAGCACATCGCCCAGCTGACGCAGCGCAAGATCGACGAGTGCGACCTCTTCGTGTGGCTCGTGCCAACGCGCGAAGCCCTCTCGTGGGGCAGCGCGTTCGAGGCCGGCTACGCCTTCGGCACGCTCAAGCACACGATGGCATGCGGGCCGGCCGTGTTCGAGACCGCGATGGTCGAACACTTCAACGCCGTGTTGGCGAGCGACCTCGACGGTTTCGACTACGTGTTGCAATCGGCGAAGGAATACGAGGAGTGCTCGACGGCTCCTCGTCAGCAAACGCGCCCCAAGTCCGTCCCGCCATCCGCTGCCTACGAGCGCGAGCTGCAGTTGGCGATCGAGCGCAACGCCGACCCGGCGGAGATCGAGCATCTCGAGACGCTGATGCGGGAGGGCGCGTAAGTGGGCCTCTCCGCCGCACAACTGGAGCTTCGCCGATCTGGAATCGGCAGCTCGGATATCGCCGCCATCGTCGGCTTGGCGTCGTGGGGCAGCGCGATCGACGTGTGGCTCGACAAGACGGGGCGCGGCAAGGACTTCACGGGCAACGTCGCGACCCGCATCGGCAACGCGCTCGAGCCGCTGATCGCCGAGCTCTACGCGGAGCGCACCGGCGCTCGTCTGAGCGAGCCGGCGATCACGCACGTGCACCCGACCGACACGTGGCGCCTCGCGACGCCCGACCGAGTCGCGCACTTCGATGTCCAGCAGAAGGTCGTCGAGTGCAAGAACGACATGTACAACACCGGTGACTGGGGCGACGACGGCACGGATCAGATCCCCGACGGCTACCTGTGCCAGGTGCAGTGGCAGCTCGACGTGCTCGGCCTACACGAGGGCGACGTGGCCGCGCTGATCGGGCAGAAGCTGCACGTCTATCACGTGCGCCGTGACGAGGAGCTGTGCGGGCAGCTGCGCGAGGCCGGCGCCCGCTTCTGGCGTGACCACGTCATTGCCGATGTGCAGCCGCCGCTCGACAGCTCGGAAGGCACGAAGTCTTACCTGGAGCGCAAGCACCCGAGGAACAACGGGTTGATGGTCGCCGCGAGCGTGGACGACGACGATCTCGCCGCGCGCCTGGCGTCCGCCAAGATCGCGCTCGACAGCGCGAAGGATGCGGCCGAGCTGCTGATGAACCAGCTGCGAGCGCGCATCGGCGACAACGACGGCATGCAGGGAGACAGCTGGAAAGCCACGTGGCGCCGCTCGAAGGACAAGCGGAAGACCAACTGGGAAGGCATCGCGCGCGAGCTGGGCGTCACGCCCGAGCTGCTCGCGCGCTTCACGACAATCGAACCCGGAAGCCGTCGCTTCCTGTTTACGCCCCCGAAGGAGACCTGACCCATGGCAAACGACAACGGCACGCCGGCCCCGAACATGCCCGTCGCATCGCAGACGGAAGGCTTTGGCACGAGTGAGCTTGTGCGAGCGAACGAGATGTCGAGCTCGGCGCTGGCCGCGATGGCTCGCGCGCAGATCGAATCCCGCTACGTGATCGCGCTCAAGCGCCCGCGCTCCTGGGACGACGTGCGCGTGAAGCTGCTGAAGGAGTGCGACCGCCCTGGCTTCGCCGAGGTCGCGCGCTACTCGAAGCCGGTGGGCGGCAGCAAGATCGAGGGCGCGTCCATCCGCTTCGCCGAGGCCGCGCTGCGCTGCATGGGCAACGCGACGCCGGAGACCACGGTGATCTGGGACGACGAGGAGAAGCGCGTCGTGCGCGTCTCCGTAACCGACGTGGAGAGCAACCTCCACTACTCGGCCGACATCGTCGTCCAGAAGACGGTCGAGCGGCAGTTTCTGAAGGACGGACAGACGGCGCTCGGCGTGCGCACCAACAGCTACGGCAAAAAGGTCTATCTCGTGCGCGCGACGGACGATGACCTTCTGAACAAGCAGAACGCGCTGTGCTCGAAGGCGCTGCGCACGCACACGCTCCGCATCTTGCCCGGCGACATTCAGGAGGAGTGCATGGACCGCGTGCTGCAGACGCAGGCCAAGCGCGATGCCGAGGATCCGGACGCCGCGCGCAAGAAGCTGCTGGACGCCTTCGCGGCGATCAACGTGATGCCCGCGCAGATCAACGAGTATCTCGGGCACGACGTGTCGCAGGTCGTCGCCGCCGAGCTCGCCGACTTGCGCGCTCAGTACGTGGCGCTGCGCGACGGCGAGACGACGTGGTCGGCAATCATGGAAGCCAAGCGCGGCGAGAAGGATGTGCCCGAGACGACGCCCACCCAGAACGCGACGGCGGCCGTGAAGGAAACGCTCAAGGGCCGCGCGGGCGGGAAGGCGCAGCCGAAGTCCTCGCCGATCGATACCGAAGGCGAGCCCGTCGACAACGGCGACGGAACGCTGGACCGCGATCCTCCGAAGCCCAGCGCGAACGGTGGTCGCTGATGGCCTCCCAGCTCATCCCCTTCCACACGCCGTGGCGTGACGTACCCGTGTGTTTCGTCGACTTCGAGACGACCGGAACGCGCCCCGGACATGATCGCGCAGTGCAGGTCGGCCTCGTGCGCTTCGAGCGCGGCGAAGTCGTGGCGCGCGCCGGGTCGCTGCTCACGCCCGGCTTTCCCATTCCGCCCGAGGCCACCGAGATCCACGGCATCACCAACGAGATGGTGAAGGACGCGCCCTGCATCGAGACGTGGTTCGCGAGCGTTGGTTGGGAGCTACTGAAGGGCGCGCAGCCGGCCGCCTACAACGCGGGCTTCGATCGGCACTTCATCCCGCCCGCCGCGCTCGAAGACTACGCATGGCCGTGGCTCGACGCGATGGTGGTCGTGCAGGTGGTCGATCGCTACGCCAAGGGCAAGGGTCGGCACAAGCTGACGACCGCATGCTCGCGCCATGGCATCGAGCTCGCCGACGCACATAGCGCGCTGGCCGACGCTGAAGCCGCGGGCCGGCTGTTCTTCAAGCTCGCGCCGCAGGTGTTCGATGCGCCGCAGGAGGGCGTGTCGTACTCGATCGGCGCGGCACTCGAATGGACGCGCATTCAGGAAGCCAAGCGCTGGGCCGACTTCCACAGCTGGCTCGCGAAGCAACCCCCGCAACCGAACGAGGCAACCCCATGATCACGCCCACCACCGAACGCACCGTGGAGCTCACGCCCGGCATCACGGCCGACGAGGCGGCGCCCGAGCCGCTCACCCTCGACGCCATCAACGCGGCCATCGAGGACAACCGGAAGCGGCTGCAGGACGCGCGCCGCTGGAACACGGAGCGGATCGCATCGCTGCACGCAGAAAACAAGGCTATCGACGAGAAGCTGGCCAAGCTCCCGCGCGCGCCGATTCAGCGCAAGAAGAAGGGCGGCGCGAAGTGAGCGGGGAAGCGTACGAGCGGCCGAGCGTCGAGCCCATCGGCGCCATCTCGGACGACGCGAGACGGGACGGCGTCATCGCCGCGCTCGAAGCCCGTGATGCCGCGTACCGCGAGGTGGCGGCCGAGCGCGACCGCTGGATCGCGTGTGTCAAGCTGCTCGAAGGCAAGCTCGACGCCATCCGCGGCATCCTCGGTGGCGCGGTGCTGAAGCAGGCCGACCCTGTCGGTGACAAGCCGCGCGCTCACGAGGTGCACGTCGAGGCCGTGCAGCGCTTCGCCGACGCGATGGTGGCGAAGCTCGACAAGAACGCGAGCAAGGGGCACTGGTCGGCCTGCGACACGCACTTCCTGCTCACGCGGCTGCACGAGGAGCTGATCGAGCTGCGTGGCGCGGTGGCGAGCGGGGACGCTGACGCCATCCGTGACGAGGCGGTCGACCTGGCGAACTTCAGCATGTTCGTTTTCGACAACGTGGGCACCGATGGAAAGGCGGAGGTGCAGCGGTGAAGCTTGCCAAGCTGGAGCTGAATCCGAAGCGCATGAACGCCGAGATCGATCGGCTGCGCCTGCTCTATCCGGAGCCCACGAAGATGGGCATGACGGAGCTGACGGAGGCGGCGATCGCGCACGTCACCACCGCGGTGAGCCTCCTGATGTACACCGGCTGCGTGGACGCAATCGCCGAGGTCAAGCTGATGGCGGACCTGGTCGCGAAGAAAGCGAACGTCGTCCGCGAGCCGCTGCCTGGCACGGGAGCATCGTCATGACCGGCGTCGCCTGCCGCCATCCGAAGGCGAAGGCGAACGGCGGCGCAGGCCTGCGCGTGAGCCTTTCTGGCTTGAACGCGATCGTCTGCGGCCATGGCGGATGCCACACGCCGCTCAAGGAAGCTCTCGACTGTGAAGGCCAGCACCTGGCCGGTGAGGAAACTGCGTGACCAAGAAACTACACATCTCCGACAAGGTCTCCCTCCCGCTCGACGCGATCACCCAGACGTTCGCACTGCTCGCGGTGCGCGGCGCGGGCAAGACGAACACCGCGCGGTCGATGGCGGAGGAGATGTACGCGGCGGGCCTGCCGTTCGTCGCCATCGATCCCGTTGGTTCGTGGTTCGGTCTGCGGTCGAGCGCCGACGGCAAGAGCTCCGGACTCGACATCCCGATCTTCGGCGGCCGTCACGGCGACGTTCCGCTCGAGCGGGCCGCCGGCGCGCTACTCGCCGATCTCGTGGTCGACAAGCGCATGACGTGCGTGCTCGACGTGAGCGAGTTCAGCGAGGGCGACAAGATCCGGTTTCTGATCGACTTCGCCGAACGCCTCTACCGACGCAACACAGCGCCGCTGCACCTCTTCCTCGAAGAGGCCGACGACTACATCCCGCAACGCCCGTTCCGTGAGCAGGCGAGGCTGCTGGGCGCCTGGGAAAACATCGTGCGCCGCGGTCGCGCTCGCGGGCTCGGCATGACGATGATCACGCAGCGCTCCGCCGCCATCAACAAGAACGTCCTGACGCAGGTCGAGACGCTCTTCGTGATGCGCACGACCTCGCCGCAGGACACGAAGGCAGTCGAGGACTGGGTCAAGTACCACGGCGCGTCGCGCGACATGCTCGCCACGCTGGCCAAGCTGGAGAACGGCGAGGCGTGGATCTGGTCTCCGTCGTGGCTACGCAAGTTCGAGCGCGTGCGCATCAGGCGCTGCAACACGTTCGACAGCGGCGCGACGCCGAAGAACGCGAACGGCGTACAGCCGGCGGCAAAGCTCGCGGACGTGAACCTCGACTCAATCCGCGCGCAGATGGCCGAAACGATCGAACGTGCGAAGGCCAACGACCCGCGCGAGCTGCAACAAATCATCACCAGCCAGCGCCGCCGCATCGCGGAGCTGGAGAAGGCGCCGGCGCCGAAGGGCGAGGTGAAGCGGGTCGAGGTGCCGGTGCTGACCGCGAAGGACCGCGCAGCGATCGAGAAGGCGGCGGCAGCAGTCGAGCGTGCCGCCGGAGTGCTGCGTGAGACGGCCGAGGAAACGAAGCGAAACTTCAACGCGCTGAATACCTCGGACATGGGGCTCGGTTTGCTTGTCACGCAGCTCCGCGCAGCGCTCGATGTGAAACCGACCGGGCCGACCGCCGGCGACGGCGCCGTGCGATCGATGGCGACGGGCCGGGTCATCGGACGCGTGGTGGAGCGTACGCCGGCGCGGCCCGCGCGCATCGAAGCTGGGACCGGAGAGAAACTCGGCATCTGCGAACGCAAGGTCCTCACCGCGCTCGCGCAGTATCCGCAGGGCCGAACGGTGAAGCAGATTGCTCTGCTCGCGGGCTACGCCATCGGCGGGGGCGGCTTCCGCAACGCGCTCGGCGCGCTGCGCTCCGCTGAGCGGATCACGCGCACCGATCCCGTGCAGATCACCGAGGCCGGCACGGAGGCTCTCGGCAGCTACGAGCCGCTGCCACACGGCGAAGCGCTCTTGCAGCACTGGTACGGACAACTCGGCAAAGCTGAGCGCGCCGTTCTTCAGGCACTGGCCGAAGTCTTCCCGCATACGATGACCGTGGAGCAGGTCGCGGACGTTGCGGGCTACGAGCCTGGCGGTGGTGGTTTCAGAAATGCGCTCGGTCGCCTGCGCACGCTCGAGCTGATAAACGGCCGCGGCGAGCTGCGCGCGAGCGAGGAGCTGTTCTCGTGAGCGCGAGCAAGCGGCATCGCCGCGGTGTCTTCTTCACAAACCCCAATCAGTTTGGAGGCCTTGCCATTGGCATCGGGCTCTCGGTCGCCTGCGGACTGATCGGCCGTGGCCGCGAGGACATTCTGCGAATGTTCGACCGTGACCCGAAGTTCGCCGCCGCGTTCCAAGAAGCAATCCTGCAGTCGTGGCTATCCGACGCGATGAGCGAGACCAGCGATGCCGAGATCGCGCGCAGCTTTACGGCGCTGATCGACGGCGCGATCGCCAAGGCCGACGCAGCGACGAAAGGTAAGGCGTCATGACCGACGACCTACCGCGGCACGGCGATGATGTGGTTGTCGGTTTGCTCGACGCGGTTTGCCGCGTCCTGCGACGTCACGACGTCGACATCTATCCCAACAACAGCATGGCATTGATCTGCGGCCTGATCCTTGCGGTCGAGCGCTACCAGCGGCGCGCCGTGGACCCGGCCGCCCGCGCGTGGGTGCACGGCATGCTGCCAATGGAGGGTGCATGACCGACCACCGCATCACGCCCGCCGAGGTCGAGGCGTTCGAGAAGCTCGGCGGCGAGCCGGAGCCGCTCGTGAAGTACTCGGTGTTCGTTGGGCCATGCACGCACAAGCGCGATCCATGGGACCGTTGCGACGAAGAGGGCGGTTGTGTCGACCTCGCCGAGGCGGTCATCGGCAATCGAGTGCTGGTGAGCAAAGCCCTGTTCGCTGGCGTGCCGCGCATGCTCGCCGAGCTCCGCCGCTGCTGGGCGCTGCTCGAGCCCGTTCCCGGCAAGGTCGAGCACCGCGCGTTCGAGTGCGCGTGCTGCGAGACCACGACGCCGCATCACAGGCCGAAGGGCTCGGCGCAGGTGTCGTTCGCATGCAAGGTCTGCGGGTCGCTGCAGCGCGCCGAGCCACAGCTCCAGCCCAACCGTGCTGACGACGATTTCGCCGAGTGGTACCGCGACTGCGATTGGGTGCTTCCGGACCAGACGCCTCGGCGCATGACCGTGTCGGTCTGCAACGACGACCTGATCGACCTTCACGAGTGCGAGATGACGAGCCGCAGCGAGACGGCTCAGAGGCTCGCCGGTGGTCAACGCGGCGGGATGACGCTCACGGGCGCCGAGGCAGAGTGGCTGCTTCAGGCACTTCGTGCGGCGATCGAGTTTCGCCGTGAATCGTCGGCGCGCACCGCGGCCGAACTGGCGCAGCCCGTAGCGGCGGAGGGGAGTAGCGGCGAATGACAAACCGCATCGAGATGCCGTGGGACTTCACGACCACGCCCGAGCCAGGAAGCGGAGTCCCGAACGAGCCGACACCCGAAGGTCGCGAGCTTGGCGCCCACTTCGCGCGCTGGGCCGACGAGGCTGAGGCGGAACAGCGCAAGCAGTTCCCCGACATGCTGCCGCGCTGCAACGAATGCGCGTTCCGCGCGGGCACTCGGCCGAACGGTTGCCCTGGGACGCTGATGGATGCGCTCAAGTGCTTGATGGAGCTGACCCCGTTCTACTGCCACAAAGGCGTGAAGGACGGCGAGGAACCAACGCGGCTGTGCACCGGGTACATGGTGCTGCTGTCGGGACGCGCTGACGCTCAGCAGCCGGTAGCGGCGGAGGGCGAGACGCTGTGACGGCCGCCCGCTCCATGCCAGAGGTCGAACCTCTCACCATCGCGCAGGTCTGCGAGCGCTACGGCCTCGACCGCACCGCAGTCTACCGGCGCTTGCACACGCCCGAGTGGGCACCGTTTGTCACGAAGATCGGCAGCTATCGCATCTTGCGCCACGGCCTCGAGGCGTGGCTTCTTGGAGGCGGCGAACTGTGTCGTATCACCTCAGACGCTACGAAAACTCGCCGTACTGGTACGCGCGAATCACTCGACCGGACGGCTCGCGCGGCAACTGGAAGAGCACACGAAAGGCCCGCAAGCACGACGCCCGGCTCGTCGCCGAGCAGTGGGACGCGGCTGCGACTTCGAATCATCGAATCGTCACGCTCGACGAATCCCTCGAGCTCCTCGCAGCGCACAAGGAACGGAAGCGCGTGACCGATCACACGATGGAGGCGTTCTCGCTGAAGGGCTCGCACGTGCGCAGCTTCTTCGGCCCGCTGCGCGACATCCAGAGCATCCAGCTGATCGACACGGAGGCGTACTGGGACATGCGCCGCGCGCTCGGCATCAGCGACGCGA